TCGCGCTGAGGAATATACCGATTATTATGGCCCTGTTGTAGACGAAGGAAGAAACGCTGGCATCATTGGTGTTGGTGGTCTTGTTCTCGCAAGAATCCCCGTCGAAGTAGCAGAGCAGCGGAGTAAGCACTATCAAGGTGTATCACAAAATCAAATGGATGCAGTGGATCGTGATTGGATGCGTGAAAACAATCCAGCCATGCCTAAGCTAAATCCGCAACGTAAATCATCCGTTTCCTTTGGACAAAAAGGACGCGGAAACTCTGAAGGAGAGTAAAGATGTCTAATCAAGACGCTGCTTTCGGCCTTCGCCCTCTTAGAACTTCTACAAGTTCGCAAAGACAAAATCGGTACCGTATTGCCTCTGGCTACAACACAGGTATTTTCCAAGGTGACTTAGTTATAGTCGCTACTAACGGAACAATTACTCGTGCGCCTGCTGGTGGTACTGCTTTGATTTTGGGCGTATTTAATGGCTGCTCATATGTAGACCCTAATGGAAACCAAATATTTTCCAATTATTGGCCTGCTGACGCAACTGGAACAGATATTTTCGCAAATGTCATTGATGATCCAAGTGCAACTTTCGAAATCCAAGCTGACGCTGCATTCCCTGTAGCTGACTTATTTGGTAACTTTGACATCGTTGATGCAACTGCAGGAAGTACCATAAGTGGTAATTCTCGCACTGAAATTGACGTTACAACAGGCGCGACGACTGCTGGTCTTCCGCTTAAAGCAATTGATATTTCTCAAGACCCTGAGAATAGCGATGTCGCCACCGCGAACACTAATGTGATCGTAAAAATCAACAACCACCTGTTCAGTGCTGGCACTGCGGGTCTAGCATAAGGAGTCTGTGTAATGGCTATTTCACGTTCCCAGCTCGTCAAAGAGCTAGAACCGGGCCTCAACGCTCTGTTCGGTATGGAGTATGATCGCTACGAAGGCGAACATGCTGAAATCTTCGATACTGAATCTTCAGACCGTGCGTTTGAAGAAGAAGTAATGCTTGTAGGATTTGGGAATGCTCCCACAAAATCCGAAGGCGCAGGAGTCGATTTTGATAATGCAAATGAAGCATATACTGCTCGTTATTCACACGAGACAGTTGCGCTTGCATTCGCATTGACTGAAGAGGCAATCGAAGACAACTTGTATGACCGCTTAGGCGCTCGTTATACAAAAGCACTTGCGCGCTCAATGGCGCACACTAAGCAAGTAAAAGCTGCGTCTGTATTAAACAATGCGTTTAATGCTGCTTTCTCAGGTGGTGACGGTGTTGAGCTTTGTTCAACAGCACATCCACTATCAGGCGGCGGAACTTTCCGCAACGAACCATCAACTGCTGCAGACCTTAACGAAACTTCGTTAGAAAATGCTTTAATTGATATTTCAACGTTTGTAGACGAACGCAACATGATTATTGCTCTTCGCGGAGCAAAAATGGTTATTCCACCACAACTGCAATTCGTTGCAGATCGCTTGTTGGAATCAACTTTACGTGTTGGCACAGCAGACAATGATATTAACGCGGTAAAGAACATGGGTATGCTTCCAGAAGGTTACACTGTGAACCATTTCTTGACAGACCCAGATGCGTTTTTCATTAAAACTGATGCACCTAATGGATTTAAGCACTTTGAGCGTTCGCCTATGCGCACGAACATGGAAGCTGACTTCGATACAGGTAACATGCGTTTCAAAGCGCGTGAGCGTTACAGCTTTGGCTATTCTGACCCACGTTGTGTATTCGGTTCTCCGGGCGCATAATTTAAGTCTTTTAGTTTTGATAGGGGTGACTTCGGTTGCCCCTTTCTTTTTGTAAAATACTGTGTATTATAATGTTATCCCTGACAGTAGCATTCCGCTACTGACTTAACCCAGACAGGAGATTAACATGGGTAATACTACTTTCTCTGGACCTATAAAGGCCGGAACTATTAAAAATACTACAGGAACAACTCTTGGTTCTGACGTTGCAAACGTTGGTCAAGTTGTTATGGCGCAAACATTTTCAGCAGATTTATCTGGTGGTGCGTTAGCGGCACAAGTAACAGATGTTGTTATTCCTGCAAACTCTCAAATTATTGATTGTGTGATTGATGTAATCACCGCAGCAAGCGGAGCTACCAATTTAAGCGTAGGAGATACCGTAGGTGGCGCGGCTACCGTCTTAAACACATACGGTATTGGCACAGATGCAGGTCGTAAATATCCTACAACTCAAGCTGGCGCGGCTTTAGCTTGGCAAGACACAGGTACAGCAGATATTCGACTTACTGTTACTGCTTCTGCTGCTACAAACGCAGGTTTAGTTCGTGTTACAATTACATACGCGCAAAACAACAACTTAGCGTAATAGGAGCTTAAAATGGCAGGTCCAGTAACCGCATATAATGTTGACCAAGGTGATGCAGCGGCTCTTTACGGGCCAGCTAGGTCTAGGCTTAGAACTGTAAACATTTACGCTGAGACTGCGGGTTCCTTCACTCTTACGAATGGAAATGGCGGAGCTACAATGGTAGTTCAAAAGTTTCCAGTAGGAATGAATGAGCTTTACATACCAGATGACGGTATGATTTTCTCAAATGGCGTTTTTGTGTCTGCTTTCACAGGCTCAAACAACGAATTGACAGTATTTTTGTCATAAGGAGTCAAGATGGCTGGAAATGAAGTTAAAGCGGTTCACAGACACGATACTGGATCGTTCGCTTCAGGCCGTGGTCGTTTAATGGGCTTTATTATAAATCACGACACAGGCGCGACAGATCAAGCAATTGTATATGACAATGCTTCTGCCGCGTCTGGAAATATCGCTCTGGAGCTAGATGAATCTGGTAAGGGTGTTTTTGGAATGGAAATTCCGGGTGATGGGATAATTTTTGAAAACGGCCTTTGGGGTGTAATACCCGCCAATGTAACGCTAACTTTGTTTGTGCAGAGATAAAAATGCCTCGTAAAAAAGAAAATCCTATACGAAAAACCACTGGTAAGGGCGGGAATTACCGTAAGACCAAATCAGGTGCTGGCATGACCAAAAAGGGCGTTGCCGCGTACAAAAAAGCAAATCCCGGCTCTAAGCTGAAGACTGCTGTGACTGGTAAGGTCAAAAAGGGCAGTAAAGCGGCAAAGCGGCGTAAATCATATTGCGCACGTTCAGCAGGACAAATGAAACAATTTCCAAAAGCTGCAAAAGACCCGAACAGTCGATTGAGACAAGCTAGAAAAAGGTGGAAGTGTTAAATGGCTATAGGTAGATCACAGATGAAAAAACAAGTTTCTAAGCCAAAAGGCAAGAAAAAAGGCGCAGATGGTAAGGCTTGTTGGAAAGGATACCGATTTGCTGGAACAAAAGGTGGAAAAGATCGCTGTGTTCCTGTAAAAAGAAAGAAAAGCTCATCACGAGGGAAGAAATAAATGACTGTATCAGGCTCTAAAGACTTTGAATTAGACGTAGCAGACTATATTGAGGAAGCTTTTGAGCGATGTGGCTTAGAAGTTCGTACTGGATATGATTTAAAGACTGCGAAACGCTCTATGAACCTAATGTTTGCTGATTGGGCAAATAGAGGCTTAAATCAATGGACTATAGCGCAGAAAAACTTCACTGTTACTCAAGGGGATGGTAATGAGCCTCTTGGAACTGATGTAATTGACATATTATCCCTAGTTATACGTCGAGATGGCACAGATTATGCCTTAAACCGCATAAGTAGAGACGAATACTTAAATATTCCAACAAAATCTACAGTTGCAAGACCAACACAGTTTTTTGTTGATAGACAGATAAATCCAGTCCTTCAAATGTGGCCTTTGCCTGATAATAACACTGATGTAGTGTATTATGACGCTTTAGTACGCATGGATGATGCTGATACTTACACAAATACAGCGCAAGTTCCCTTCCGTTTTTACCCTGCTTTAGCCGCTGGATTGGCCTATTATATCTCTATGAAACGCGCTCCAGATCGCTCACAAATGCTAAAAGCGGTGTATGAAGAAGAATTAAACCGCGCAATGGACGAAGATAGAGATAGAGCGTCCTTCCGTATGGCTCCAGATTTAAGGAGCTATGGCTATGTCTAAATATGCCACTGGAAAATGGGCATATGGTATATCTGACCGTTCTGGCTTCCGTTATCGCTTGCGAGACATGCGAAAAGAGTGGAATGGCTTGCTGGTTGGCAAGGATGAATGGGAAGCAAAACAACCTCAATTAGAGCCATTACGGGCTACTCCAGACCCACAAGCGTTGCGAAATCCGCGTCCTGAACAGAACGTTCCGCAACAAGACAATATACAATGGGGATGGAATCCAGTAGGAATGGCATACGATGGGGGTTTAACCCCTAATAATTTAGTTGCTACTGGTTCAGTAGGTGGAGTTACGGTGACAATATCATGAGTTTTACATATGCAGAAATGAAAACAGCAATTCAAGACTACACTGAGAACACAGAAACAACTTTTGTGAATAATATCAATGTATTTATCAAGAATGCAGAAGAACGTATCTTAAAAATAGCTCAATTAGAGGTTTTTAGAAAGAATAAGACAGGTAATCTAACAGCATACGCTACAGATGCAAATAACGCTCAATATCTTGCCTTACCTACTGATTATTTGGCTCCATTTAGCCTTTCTTACACAGCCAACAATTCAAAAGAATTTGTAATGTTTAAAGATGTAAACTTTGTTCAGTCTTTTAATCCTGATAAATCTACAACTGGTGGGCCTCGTTATTATGCTCAATTCGACATAAATAACTTTATATTGGCTCCCAGCCCAGATCAGGCATATGAAGTAGAGCTACATTACTTT